AACTTTAAACACTAGACAAAGAACTCACGTTGAAGCTAGGGCTATCTACTTTAGACTGCTAAGGGACAATACTAAAATGAGTCTTGAAGCTATAGGTAAGACTGTTAATAGGGATCACGCTAGTGTCTTGTATGCTAACAGAAAGTTAAAAGATTGGATTCAATATGATTCAAAGATTAAAAAGGAGTACGAGATTATTAGAAACAAATTTGAACACGTTTTATCATTATCTGACACAAGTGCTGAAGAAGATTATTCAACAATAGAAGGGTTTTATGAAAAGAAATATAAGGAGCTAGAAGCAAAAATGATAGAAGCTCTTGCTAAAGTTGAAGGTAAAGAGTTTGAAGATATCAATTCAGTACAAGCCTTTGAAGCATTAGATAACTTGTTTACTAAGTACAACTTCTTAAAGGCAAGTTTTTATAGAACTCACCCTAAGAGAGCTTTGGCTCGTAAATTTGATTTAGTGTAGTTATGGCTAAGAAGGTTGCAGTAGACTATTCAGTTATAAATCAAGAGGCAGCTAAGTGGTGTATGGATAGAGGTTATAAGATATATCCTACACCAGTTGAGTTTAAGAATTTAAATGAAAGAACTAAGAAGGGGATTAAGTTTAAATTGGTTGTAGAGTTTGGTGGTGCTAAGAAAGTTGGTACTAAACTTTATACTGATGTTGAATGGTCTAATGCAATATGGTCAGTATATAGTTACCTATATAACAAACACGGAAGGAATGGGTAGAAAACCAAAAGAAAGGAAGTTCGTAAAGGCTACAGATGGCAGACGTAATAACGGTAGGAAGAAAGGTGATAAGGTAAATAAACCTGTTATGGCCACTCCTAGTGCCATTAATGAAGCTAAGAAGAATAGAGTGGGGATATATGCCCTGAACGCTATGCAGAAAGTATTTGGATCTGAGGAAGAGGCTTGGGCCTCACTAGCAGAACAAGCTAAGGATTCATTCCCTCATATGAAGTTACTATTTGAATACAAATATGGTAAGCCTGATGATGCTAGGATAGGTGGAGAGAAGCCTAAAGTGAATATAAATATAAAGAACCTGTTTGCAGGTAGTCAAGAAGATAACAAAGATATAATAGACATTACAGATGAATAATGAATTGCCAAACGACTGGTGGAATTACGGTATTAATCCAATACTAGGTTATAGATATAACCCAGAGGGAAAGCGTTTTCACCTCAAAACAAAAAACCTAAATAATGAAAACCCCAAAACTAAACCCAAAATACCAATCTCTAGGGAATGATAGTAGATACTTTGTAATTACAGGTGGTAGGGGTAGCGGTAAATCTTTTAGCGTTACCTCTTTTCTTGCGTTACTTACTTTAGAGAAAGGTCATAAGATATTGTTTACTCGATATACTATGACCTCTACAGCTAATTCAATTATCCCTGAATTTATAGAGAAGATTGAACTGTATGGTATTGGTGAGCATTTTAGGATAACTAAAGATGAGATTATGAATATCTCCACAGGAAGCTCTATAATGTTTAGGGGTATCAAAACTTCAGCAGGTAACCAGACAGCCTCTCTGAAGTCCTTACAAGGCGTTACAACGTTTGTATTGGATGAAGCAGAAGAACTTATTAATGAAGATGACTTTGATAAGATTGACCAGTCTGTACGTTCTAAATCTAAACAGAATAGAGTTATCTTAATCCTTAACCCTACTACTAAAGAACACTGGATATATCAAAGATTCTTTGCAGCTAAGGCAGTGAAGAGTGGATGGAATGGTTGGAAGGATAATATTACTTATATACACACTACCTTTAAAGATAACTTAGATCACTTGTCAGAATCTTTCTTATTCCAAATAGAAGAGATTCGTAGACGTAGGCCAGACAAATACAATCACCAGATATTAGGAGGTTGGTTAGATAAAGCTGAAGGTGTAGTATTTACAAGATGGGATATTGGTCCTTTTAATGAGTATTTACCCTCTATATATGGTCAGGATTTTGGGTTTTCTGTGGATCCTACTGTATTACTCAAAATGGCTATAGATAAGGATAGGAAGAAGATATATGTCAAAACTCAATATTGTAAGGTAGGTTTGTCTACAAAAGAGATAGGTGAGCTAAATAGGAGATATGCTGGGGAAGAGCTTATTATCTGTGATAGTGCAGAACCTAGACTTATTCAGGAGCTAAAGATATATTGTAACATTAAACCTACAATAAAGAAGCAGGGTAGTATCCTAACTGGGATAGCCTTGATACAAGATTATGATTTAGTGATTGACCCTGAATCTACAGAGTTAATTAAGGAGCTTAACAATTACGTTTGGCACAGTAGGAATGAAAGACCTATTGATAAATGGAATCACCACTTAGATAGTTTGAGGTATGGTGTTCAATATTTTTTAGCAAATATAAATAAAGGAAGTTACGTTATTCGATAACTCTTAAACGCAGTACCCAGATTCTTAAACGCAGTAGGTTATTATTTTACAAGTAATCTTCTTAAACGCAGTAGGTAAATTCTTAAACGCAGTAGGTATTTTTCCGTTTGCTTGCGTTTTGCAAGTAAGCCTTCTAAGCCCCTCAAACTTCTTTTGGGTAGGATACCACCTGAAACGGTACAGAGTCTCTTAAAACGTCTTAAAATAGCTTTCACGTTGATTTTATTAGTAATACAAAAAAAGCTATAATTGATAGGTTAAAAAAGTTTCGTTTCCCTTGTATATTAAAAAATAATATTGTACGCGCGTACCTTAATTATATCTTTACAAGGAAAAATAAATTGTTAATTAATTGTTAGTTATTTAGAAAATAATATTATCTTTACAGTATTATTAATTAAAACATACAACAAAATGAAACTATTAAAATTATTAAATCAATTTACTTTATTATTTACGCTTTTATTTTTAGCTTATATTATCGGGCAAATTATAAGAGCTATTGTTTAACCAATTAAAAACTAAAGAAATGAACACAGAACAATTATTCAAAGAAATAACCAGCGGTAAAATATTTACTGCCGAGTTTATCAAGAAAGATAACACAAGACGTGTAATTAATTGCCGTACTAATGTAAAAAAGTTTACTAATGGCAAAGGGTTAAATTTTGATCCTATTGCCAGAAACTTGTTGCCCGTTTACGATTTAAAGGTAAAAGATTATCGTTTTATAAATTTATCAACTTTAATAAGTGTAACTATAAAAGGACAAAAATACTTTATTAATGATATTATAATTAACGATAGTATTAATAAAATTAATGAACTAAATAAAATTATATTAAGATGAGCTATACAATACCAAAAAACCTTTTAAGTAAAGGAATAACAAACGCAAAGACCGCAAAGAATGATATCGAAACTTTTATATTATATCTAGCCCCCCACAAACAAAACGCAAAGGGGGTTAATATTTGCCCCGCTGCGTCGGCTGGTTGTGTTGCTGCTTGTCTTTATTCCGCTGGACGTGGTAAGTTTTCCAACGTGCAAAGCTCGAGAATAAACAAAACAAATTTTTACATAAGTAACAAAAGTTTATTTGTTAAAAAGCTAGCAACGGAAATTTTAAGAGAATATACAAAAGCTAAAAAGAAAGGTATTAAAATTGCTTTTCGTTTAAATGGGACAAGCGATCTAGATTTTGTTTACTTGCTGCAAAAGTACGCGGGTCTAGATATTAGCACCTTAAGAGATACGGCAACGTTTTATGACTATACTAAATTATTAGGTAAGATTAAAAAGTATCTCGAGCATCCTAATTATTTTGTTACTTTTTCCCGCTCCGAAATCAATGAAAGTGTAGCTATAGCGGTGCTTAATATGGGCGGGAATGTTGCTGCGGTTTTCTCTAACAACTTACCTAATTTTTGGCGAGGCTACAAAGTAATTGACGGTGATAAAAGTGACTTAGAAATGATATATAATACTAATGTAGTGCTAGGGCTAAAGGCCAAAGGTGACGCAAAGAAAGACTCGAGCGGGTTTGTGATAGAAAGTAAAAAGGATATATTAATAAAACAATTAAACTAATAATATGAAGCAAGAATTTATAGAAATTGTATCTAATTGCTGCGGGGCTTCTTTGCTCCCAATTGAGACGGACATCTGTAATCAGTGTTTAGAACACTGTGACCCAATAGAATTAATTTAATAACTAATAAAACTAAATATAATGGAAGCAAAAGAAAATAAATACCCATATTTGGGAGCGTACGAAATTGAACAAGTAAAAAAAGAAACTACAGAGGAAATACTTGAGAGACTTAATAACAGCGAAAAGAAATACAAGCGCCTTTATTGGGAGCTGGACCACTACGGCAAAGCCTCAATCCTAATTAGTAAAGGGGGGGTAATAGTACAGAGCTTAGATTTTAACGAGGATACTAACCCGCACGGGATTAGAATAGATGAGCTAAAAGAAACCGCTCAAAGTTTAGAAAAGATTTATCAGGATTACGAGAGTAATATTGAGAGTACAATAATTCTAAAAACTGAATGGGATGAGAGAGAATAATCAAATAATAAGAGTTAACAAAGACTTTTATATATATGAAAGTAATCATAAATACTATATGACTACCTTATGTTTAACAATAGAAAAAAGGATCTCAGAGGATCA